CTGGCGCTGTGGGTGTGCGATTTTATGCCGTCCTGTTCCTGAGACAATACGGCCCGGCCACTGGCGGGTTTGCCCTTGATTGTCCAGCCGCGCATATCTGGAATAACACCTGAAGGATAGGCAATAGCCAGTTTCGGATATGCTGCCTTATCAAACGTCTGCCCCTGCATGATCGCATAACCTGCAGGTGGTGTATCTGATGGCCACGGCAGCGGAACACCTGGCGGAAACGCTTCAATATTTGCCGAGCCGTCAAATTTTACGCCGTTAATTGTCCTTGCAGTTTGCAATTTGGTTGCTGTGCTTGCATTACCCGATAAAGATCCAGTGATACCACCACTCGCGTTTAATTTAGTTGCAATTGTAACATTGCCAGTATGGTTACTAATTATAAACGGCCTTAAGCTATTGTGCGTACCAAGACTGTTACCCGAATCTGTCAACATAAAATATGTGTTTGATCCATCATTTCGGATAAAGAATCCATAGTTGCCATAGGCAATACGCAGACCATTTGCTGACCTTGAAATAACCTCACCAGCAGCAGTTAAACCACCTGAAAGAGTCCCTCCAGTTAATGCCAATGCCCCAATATTTGAAGGGGTCAATGTGATATTTGCACTACCATCAAATGACACACCGTTAATCGTTCTGGCTGCCTGAAGTTTCGTGGCGGTCGCAGCATTACCTGTAGTGTTTTGATTACCGGTAGCGTTGACTCCAGGCAAGTTGATATCTGCCGATCCATCAAATGCCACGCCCCCAATCTTACGTGCTGTCTTGATCTTGGTCGCAGTATCTGCGTTTCCGGTCAAATTACCAGTAACACTACCACCAACTTTTAGTCCATTACCGATGGACACCAACCCTGATCTTAAGTTTATAGAGAATGGTCTTAATGAACCGATGTCTCCATTTTCCCCCTCCCCTTCATTAGTCGGAATAAGATGAAGATGATCTTCGGAACGCCTAAAAATAAGGCCAAAGGCTTGGTTGAATATTCGAAGAGCATTTATCGTGCTGATTTTTAACTGCCCTCCCATTGTGTCGCCAGTTTTTTGAACTGAACTATCTTTAACAGTTTTAACTGCCTTTGGCGTTGCCGCCAGCTTTTCACTGGTGCTGTTTGTTGCACTGCTGAGCTGTACTATCCCCTTTTTCGTCGTGCTCGCATCCTCCAGCGCCACGGCGGATGCAATATCCTCTGCCCGTTTTGCTGCTGTCTCGGCGCGCGTTGCCGCGGATTCAGCAGCAACTTTGCTCTGAGATGCAGCCGTCGCACTGCCTGCCGCCTCTGATGCTTTCGTTGTTGCTGTCGTGGCACTACCTTTCGCTGCTGACGCTTGTCTGGTCGCCTCATCTTTTGAAGCAGACGCAGATGATGCCGATGACGCCGCTGAACTGGCTGACGATGCGGCTGCCGCCTTAGAGGAAGCAGCATTGTCTGCTGAAGTCTTTGCATTTGTTTCAGAGGTTTTTGCTGCAGAAGCAGACCTCGCTGCTGCAGTGGCTTGCTCAGTGGCTTTGCCAGCCTTCGTTGTGGCTGTTGAAGCGGATGATGCGGCGCTTTCTGCCGATTTTCCGGCGGCGGTGGCACTGGCTGAGGCCTGCCCGGCACTTGTTGACGCGGCACTGGCAGATAATGCAGCCGCTGTTTTTGAACCTGCCGCAGCTGAGGCGCTCTGTCCCGCTGCTGTTTCAGAAGACTTAGCGTTCGTCTCGGACGTTTTTGCCGCCTTCGCGGAATTTCCTGCCGCCGTTGCCGAGGAAGCTGCACTACTGGCACTTGATGATGCATTCGTTTCTGAAGATTTCGCTGCCTCTTTTGAGGCCGCCGCACCCCGTGCCGAGGTGGCAGCTTCTGACGCCTTCGTGGTCGCTGTGGATGCAGAAGTGGCTGCCGATTTTTGTGATGCTGCGGCATTCGTTTCTGACGTTTTCGCGGCACTGGCGCTGGTAGCTGCCGCGCTTTTTGATGACTCTGCAGCAGCAGCACTTTTTGCTGCTTCACGGGTCTTTGTCGATGCCGTTCCTGCGCTGGAAGACGCTGACTGAGCCGACGACGCGGCCTGTCCGGCTGACGTGCTGGCGGCACGTGCTGAGGCTGCAGCATCGGTTGCATGAGTTGCCGCCTCGCTGGCTGATGCACTGGCATCGCTGGCTGATTTTTTCGCGGCTGCCGTATTCTGTGCAACCGCGGAGGCGTTACGTGACACCTCTTCCACCATCTGCTCAAAGCGGCGCAGTGCCTCCGGTCGGACATCATCCTCCGTCATGGCACCGAGAAAATCATTCAGCGTACCTGATCTGGAACCTTCATAGACGGTAATGGTCCCGGCATGTGAAGGCGGAAAACCTTCAACCAGCAGGGTGACGCTGTACTGACCATGCTCAACATCCATGCTGTAACGTCCGGCTTCATCCGGATTTTCAGAGGCCACCGTGTTCACCACCACCGTGCTGCTGGTTCGTCTGGCCTTCAGCACAATGGTGCAGTTCTGTACTGGTTTTCCTGTGCCATCTTTAAGCACGCCAGAAATTTTTACTGTCATACTTTTCCACCAATAAAAAAAGCCCGCAGCAGTGACGCCACGGGCTTCAGGACAGTGTAACTTTACGTTTCCTCAAACGCAGTTCACCCCATAAGGTGGATGAACCTGCGTATCATAACAATATTTACAGAAGATAAATCGGCGTCTGTTGTCAGAAACGGTATCCGATACCAACAATAAATGCATCCGTTCGCCAGTCGCCACTACCGGAACCTTCATAAGCAAGGTCAATGGTCACGGATTCGGTCGGATTAAACTGCACGCCAGCCCCCCACGCCAGAGACGTGTTGCTGTGGCGACCGTCATCACTTCCGGTCAGCACATCGTGCGTTTTCCCCTTGTTGTCAGTTACGCGGAGATAATCCCCGGAGAAAGTCGACACACGGCTGTAAGCCACACCCACCATCGCATACGCGCTGAACCATTCATTCACGCGTACAGACGGCCCCGCCATCACGCTGAACCAGCGGTTACGCACGGAATCTTCATGCCAGCGGGTATCGCTGTAGCGCGTTTTTTGCTCATCCTCAGCATTGGCATAACTGAAGGACGTAATCAGCCCCAGCGCGTCCGTAAACTCATAACGGTATTTCACGTTAATCCCGTTCAGATTATCGCTGCCGGGAGCGTTCGTACGGGCATGAAGATACCCCGCGCTCAGTGTGGGCTGATGTTCAGACGCCCATGCAGGCGCACCGGATACGGACAGACAGATGGCTGCGGACAAAATGGCTGCACAAACTTTACGCATAATTACCTCTCGCTTTTCTGCAATAAAAAAGGCGCCATTTCTGGCGCCCGTATCTGGGTTATAAAATTCAGCTAATCGTGATGCCTGCAGTGGCTTTCTTCATCACAACAACCAGCAAATCGCTGATACTTGCTGTGGGATACCAGTTATTTACCAGCCATGCTGACACCGAAAACTCCAGTGTCATGTGACCGTGACCGGCAGGCATATCAATAACACCACTGTAAATCAGCGTATTATCCAGCGCGGTACGGTTATAAATTTCAGCACCGTTTTTCCGTACTATCAGGCGGCATGACGAATAAGTATCGCTGTTCTCCCGCTCATGTCTGGCACCGCTGAAAGCCACCGCCGGAATAACAATCTGCCGGTTAAACGGCTGATCGTCATAAACCCTGACGGTAATGGTTCCTGATGGCCAACGCTCCGGTGCACGGGAGTCCCGGGGGAAAGCTTTGCCCACTGTTTTAACGAGATCGCCTTCAATCTGGTTTGCAGACAGTTTCCCTCTGATGACACAGTTCTCGTTAATGGTGACATTATTGAGCGTGCCGGTATTCGCCGTGATGGCTCCACTGATATCCGCATTGCGGGCTGTCAGCCTGCCATCCGGCGTCAGGGAAAACGTAGGAGGATTGCCGGATGACGTGATGCTCACCGCAAACAGTCGCTTCAGGAACACGTCGTTCATGAACAGCTGATTCCCCTGCGCCACAAACAGCGGCGTGGTGTTGCCATTCTCCGGGGTAATCATCGCGATACGGTCCGCCTGCAGCAGAATACTGCTCAGCGTCTGACCATCAACATCCTCAATCCCCGCACCAATCCCGGCCACATAGGGAATACCGTTTTTTGTTTTCTGCACCTTCAGCATATACATGGCATTCAGCTCATTGCGCGTGTCTGACTGAACCCGCTGGATTTGCTGTATGGTCACGGCCTGGTCACCCAGCTTTTTATCCGTGGTCGAGGTAATTTCACTCCCTTTTTTATCCACGTACTGGCGGACCTGTGCTATCTGTCGGGCGTTTTCTGACTGCCCCTGGCTGACAGTCTGTGAGATTTCACTGCTCACCCGGTCCACTTTCTGGCTCACCTGCGCGATGGCCAGTGTCTGGTCCTCATTCTTTTTCGCAACCAGCTGCGTGAGGCTGTTTTCCGCCTTCCCGATTTTCCGGGTCACTTCTGCGATATCCGTGTCCATCCGCTGACGGATGTCTTCTTCCAGTTGCGTGACCTCCGTACGCAGCGCTGAAGCATCAATGCGCTCTTTCAGTGCCTGGCCCAGAAGCGTCTCATCTATCAGCCCCCGGAAAATTTCCAGATACCCTTCACCATCATTGCTGGGCTGCCCGCTGGCTTCCACAAAAGCAGATTTTCCCACCAGGTTGACGCTTCGCACGTAAAACCAGAAATCCGTCCCCGGCTTAATCCGGCTCCCCTGGACAGTCCACTGACTGCCGGTCCCCAGATAACGGGCAGATTTTTCCACCTGTGCCGTGTTCGTGATGCGTTTTTCTGAGAACCAGAATTCAAACTGTACCGTCGGGTCATACACCGCAAGACGCGGGACCGCCGTTATCTGAAAATACCCCGGCGTCAGCTCAATGGTGGCGGGTTTTGCAGGCGCGTTAATCCGGAAGGTGGTGGTCGCAGGTTCGCCCTGCTGGCCGTAGCTGTTAATGGCCCGCACCGTCAGGGTGTATTCCCCCAGTGGCAGGCCGCTGAAACGGTGCTCCGTGTCTGCGGTGATAGCGGTGGTCACCAGTCTGGCATCCGTTCCCTTACCACTGGTCAGGCGCAGACTGAAGCGCACGCCCTTCACCACCCGCGGCGTGTCCCATTTCGCCTGCGCCAGATACTGGCCGTCAGCTGCGCTCACCTCCACCGTCAGGTGCTGCACTGCCGGTGGGATAACGCTGTTCAGGGTGTCTGACTGCGGCTCAAAGCGGGCCCCGTTATCCACGATGGCTTCTTTTTCCGGTACGTGCTGCACCGCCGTGATGGCAAAGGTGCCGTCCGTGTTTTCCCGGATGGAGACACAGCGGAACAGGCGACGACGCAGTGACGGCAGGGAGAGTCCCCACACACCGTATGTCTCCACACCATCCGGCAGGGTGCTGACCTGTATCCGGTCAGGCGCGGGGTGTGCGGTGATGGCCACGCTCGCCGGCTTACCGCTGCCGTTAATCAGATTAACAGTGGCCGTGCCGGTCTCCGGCAGTGTCACCTCCCGGTCCAGCGTCAGGGTACGGCTGGCGGCATCGATGGACAGGACACGTCCGCCGGTCAGGGTCCCGGCATAGTCGTTATCACAGATTTCAATGATGTCACCGGGTGTGTGCCGCAGCCCCTGAGACCCGAGCGTGAAATCCACCGTCTGCGTTTCCAGCAGTTCGGTCTTTATCACCCACAGTCCGGCACGGTGGGCCTGACCGCGGCTGGTACAGCCGAACGCGTCCATCTTCAGCAGGTTGCGTCCGTAGCGCAGTATGGCTTCCGGGTCTTCCACCAGTTCCGTGGAGGTCTGCCAGCCGTTCTGCGGGTCGGTGTAATTCACCTCCACCGCCGTGTGCCGGTCCTTCAGGGCACTGAAGCTGTAGCGGAATCCCACGCCGTTATCATCCACCACCACATCGCTGTTGGTGTACGGCCACACCACATCCGACGGACGGTCCTGAACGAACGTCAGCGTCTGACCGTTCCATACCGGCATACAGCGCATCGCAGAGCAGAAATCACTGAGAACGTCCCACGCCTTACGCTGTTGTGCCAGGTACGCATTAAAGGTCATCCGCGGCTCGGTCCCCCCGAAACCATCCGGGACCGTCTGATCGCAGTACTGCCCGATGGCATACAGCGCCCACTTGTCCACATCCGCCGCCCCCAGACGTTTTCCCATGCCGTAGCGCGGGTGAGTCAGCATGTCCCACAGGCACCAGGCCGGGTTGTTGCTGTATGCCGGTTTCAGACTGCCGTCCCAGATACCACTGTACGTGCGTTTTTCCGGGTCATAGTTTGACGGCACCTGGATGATACGACCGCGGATATGGTAGTTCACCGTCATCTGCTGGCCGCCGAACTGCTCCGCATCCACCTGCAGCCCCACAATGGCCGTGTTCGGGTAGCACTGTTTCACATCGATGATTTCGGTGTATGACGACCACAGCGTCTTATTCTGCAGCTGGTCCGTGGTGCTGTCCGCCGTCTCCCTGACCATCCGGATGTTAAAGGGCCGGGGAGGCAGATTATCCAGAATCACCGAGGCCAGGAACTGCGAGGTGGTCTTGCCGTTAATGGTGACATCCTTTTCCGTCACCCAGCGGCCATTACGCTGTAACTGAATCAGCAGGCGGACGGTTGCCGGGTTACGGTCACCCTTTGAGGTGGTCTCCACCAGTGACTGCACCCCGAAGGTAACCCGCAGGCGGTCAATGTTCGCGGACGTAATGGTGCGCGTCACCGGTTTTGCCTTCGTCACTTCCACGCCCAGTCCGGTTTCAGCTCCGGAGGACTCAAAGCCTTCCGGTGGTGTCTGCTCCTGCTCCCCGGCACGCCAGACCGCGGTCACACCGTGTATCACGGGATTACCGTCCGTGTCCGTCAGCGGGGTTTTGTTCACCAGAATACTCTGCAGTCCCTTCACCGGACCTTCTATCGGTCCCTCACCAATCGCATCAATCACGCTCATCATCTGCGTGGATTTGAGATTATCCTTCGCCTCACGAGGCGTGTGTGCCTTACCGCCACCTTTTCCCATACAGCCTTCCCCTGAATAAATTAACCGCCACTTGCCATTCCGTACAGAAGTCGGATATCCTTCGCCCGAAAAGCATGAAACACATTTCTGCCATGCTAAAGAGAAACCCCGGTATCAGCAGATACCGGGGTTTTCTTTCATGCCCACCGATAATCCTGTTGGTTAAAACCGGTAATGGCATAAAAATTCTGAATATCTTCACATTTTCACACACTGACTGTGGCGCGTATAATTTCTCTGCGTTAATTTTTTTGTCGTGATATAAGAATAATTCCTTACACTTAATCTTCGTAACTCTCCCGCAGTTCCTGTCCGCGATCACTGCGGGATTTTTTTATTCTTTTTACCCCTGCCGCCCGATAACCACGACCTTTCCGCCCCCGCCTTCATCACGGGTGCTGATGTCCTGGGATATACGGCGGGAGCCAACCAGCATTTCCCCGTAAGGCACCGGCATCGGGTTCCCCTGGGCAATCATGTTATCCAGCGAGGAAAAGTACGTGTTCTGTCTGCCGTTATCCGTTGCGCGGTAATCCGGTGTTTTTGCCTTCGGGGCCAGCATCTGGGCCACACCGCCCAGTATCATGCTGGCACCCAGTGAAAACAGCATTGTGGTGGCAGAAAAACCGCCGGCACTCAGGGCTGTACCCCATAACGCCATCGAGCCTCCGGCCGTGAAGAAAGAGCCCACGATGGCTGCCGCCCCCAGCACAATCTGCAGTCCACCCTTTCCGGCCCCGGCCAGTCGCGGCACAATGTGGATGACCGTTCCCTCACCCAGCTGTTCGTGAAGACGGGCATACACCGCCTCCGGTGCCGTGTCATCACCGGCAATACGTATCTGGTACCAGCCTTCGTTCATCTGACGGCGAAAGCCCGGCATCTGCATCGACAGGGCGCGAATGGCTTCCGCTGCCGTGTTCACATACAGGCTGAGGCGGCGGCCAAATCGTTGCAAATCCCCGTGAAGGCAGATGCGTGCCAGTGGCGGTGACGCCAGACAGAATGCGTTCGTCGTTGCCATTTTTCGGAATACCTCTCCCGTTTACTCAGTTGTTCAGGCAGATGGTGAAGCAGCTCACCGTTGCCGCAGTAAATGGCGGCATGGTTCGGTACCGAAGCACCAAAGCAGCACAGCAGAATATCGCCCGCCTGTGCAGAGGACAGGGGCACCCGGTAAAAGCCGGTGACCGCCATATTGTCCAGGTAAAGGTTCTGACCGTTGCGCCACCAGTCATCCTCGCGATGAAAATCCGGCATTTCAGTCCCCGCCAGATGATAAGCATCCCGGAACAGCGTGTAACAGTCCGTCACCCCGTGCTCAAAGCGCCGTCCTGTCAGATGTGGCACACAGCGGAATTTGTGAATGTCACCCCGGCAGACCAGCCACCAGGGCAGTGCGCTTTTTATCTGCAGCCGCCGGTCAGCCTCGCTCAGCCAGGGCAGCCCACCGGGATGACTGTGGACCAGCGCCACAATCTCCCCCTGCATCTCTGCCCGCAGCCAGTCTTCCGGTGCGATACGAAAATACGCCTCCGGCTCCGCGGAAATATTCACACAAGGGATATACCGCTCCCCCTCCGGCGTGCTTATCACGAAGCCGCACGACTCCGCAGGCGCACACCGCCGGGCATGCGCCAGAATCGCTGATTCAGTCTGTGTCATAAACCGGGATTTACTGCGAAAGTTTATTAATGGAAAGGAAACCGCCAAAATTGCCGACATTCCTGCGCAGTTCACACCCGCGCATGCACTTGCTGCATCTGTCCTTACGGATATCCGTGGTGGGTTTATCGAACTCATCCGCCACAGCCCCGCCCGTGTAACCACACTCATCAGAGCGGTAGGTCCACATACAGGTGTTCGCCAGCATGATACGACCGGGAAACAGCGCCCCGTCCGTCTCGGTCGGTGTGGCCAGCACAAACGAGGCCGTCATGGCTGTCAGCGCTGACATCTGCTCCACCACCCAGCGGTCACTCAGCTCCTGCTCCGGGTCCGCCTCCGGATTGCCCGCAACGAAATTCACCGCATCCAGAAAACGGGCATACACCCGGCGGCGGACCACCGTGGCCCCCACCAGACTCTGCAGGTCTTCCGCCATCCCGGTGACCAGACCGAACAGATTGGACACCGTCAGCGACGGTCTGGCACTGCTGCCCTTCCCGTTCATCTCAAAGCCACTCCCCTCAATCGGGTACGCCTGATATTCACGCCCCTGCCAGGTCACCGGCTCCCCTTTTTCATTCAGCTCATTGCAGAAAAAATACCGCTCACCGCCCTGCACCGTCAGGTCGATTTCCCAGAGTACCACCCGCGGTGACTGCTCTGACTTAACCGACTCGTTCAGACTTTCTTCGTGAATATCCTGCATCAGTTCACCACCTGCTTAAACTCCGCGCTGAACTCAACGCGCAACATCCCGACCCGCGCAGACCACCCGGCACAGGTCACCTTTATCTGCCGGTATGCATAGGGTGGCTTCCACAAAAATGCCTTCCAGCCACCGTGCTCTGCCAGAAACGCTTCCAGATGCCGGGCCTCCTCCCGGGTCACGGAAAGCGTCACCCTGTATGTTTTCAGGTCAGCATTCAGCCCTGCCGCCATACGCTGTGAGTACCCGTCACCAAAACGCACTTCACGCACCGATGGCTGCGAGTTCACCTCCATATCCGGTTTCACTTTCCAGCGAAAGGTTTTCATCGCCTGCCTCCGGAAAATACGCCGCCATCACGCATCTGCGCCTGAATCTCATCCTGCGCACCTTTACGGGCCATCTCATACACCGCTTTCATCAGCTGCGGCCCGGCCTGTCCGTTGATACCGTCGTTCTGAATCACCACGTGATTGTTCTGATTAAAATTAATGCCTTCGGCCCGCCGCATCTGCGCCGGACTTCCGGCACCGCCGACATAACCACCTTCCGCATACCCGCGCATCAGACGATACAGGTTGCCGACACCAATCCGGCTGGTTGCCTCCTTCGTGAAGACAAATTCACCACGGTGAACAATCCCCGCTGGCTCATATTTGCCGCCGGTTCCCGTAAATCCTCCGGTCGCAAAATGGAATTTCGCCGCAGCTGCCTGAATGGCTGTACCGCCTGACGCGGATGCGCCACCACCAACAGCCCCGCCAATAGCGCTGCCGATACTCCCGACAATCCCCACCATTGCCTGCTTCAGCAGAATTTCTGTCATCATGGACAGCACGGAGCGGGTGAAGCTGCGCCAGTTCTGCTCACTGCCGGTCAGCATCGCCGCCATATTCTGTGCAATACCATCAAAGGTCTGCGTGGCAGCACTTTTTACCTGCGACATACTGTCCGTGGCACTCTCTTCCCACTCACTCCAGCCGGACCTGAGGCCTGCCATCCAGTTCCCGCGAAGCAGGTCTTCAGCCGCCCAGGTCTTTTTCTGCTCTGACATGACGTTATTCAGCGCCAGCGGATTATCGCCATACTGTTCCTTCAGGCGCTGTTCCGTGGCTTCCCGTTCTGCCTGCCGGTCAGTCAGCCCCCGGCTTTTCGCATCAATGGCGGCCCGTTTTGCCCGTTGCTGCTGTGCGAATTTATCCGCCTGCTGCGCCAGCGCGTTCAGGCGCTCCTGATACGTAACCTTGTCGCCAAGTGCAGCCAGCTGGCGTTTGTACTCCAGCGTCTCATCTTTATGCGCCAGCAGGGATTTCTCCTGTGCAGACAGCTGGCGACGTTGCGCCGCCTCCTCCAGTACCGCGAACTGACTCTCCGCCTTCCACAAATCCCGGCGCTGCTGGCTGATTTTCTCATTCGCTCCGGCATGCTTCTCCAGCGTCCGGAGTTCTGCCTGAAGCGTCAGCAGGGCAGCATGAGCACTGTCTTCCTGACGATCGCCCGCAGACACCTTCACGCCGGACTGTTTCGGCTTTTTCAGCGTCGCTTCATAATCCTTTTTCGCCGCCGCCATCAGCGTGTTGTAATCCGCCTGCAGGATTTTCCCGTCTTTCAGTGCCTTGTTCAGTTCTTCCTGACGGGCGGTATATTTCTCCAGCGGCGTCTGCAGCCGTTCGTAAGCCTTCTGCGCCTCTTCGGTATATTTCAGCCGTGACGCTTCGGTATCGCTCTGCTGCTGCGCATTTTTGTCCTGTTGAGTCTGCTGCTCAGCCTTCTTTCGGGCGGCTTCAAGCGCAAGACGGGCCTTTTCACGATCATCCCAGTAACGCGCCCGCGCTTCATCGTTAACAAAATAATCATCCTTGCGCAGATTCCAGATGTCGTCTGCTTTCTTAAACGCAGCCTCTGCCTTAATCAGCATCTCCTGCGCGGTATCAGGACGACCAATATCCAGCACCGCATCCCACATGGATTTGAATGCCCGCGCTGTCCTGTCTGCCCAGGTCTCCAGCGTGCCCATGTTCTCTTTCAGGCGGCGGGTCTGGTCATCAAACCCTTTCGTTGCGGCCTCGTTCGCCGCCTGCAATGCCCCGGTTTCATCGCCGGAACGCTGCAACTGAGCAACATACGCAATCTGCTCCGCCGTCACGTTATGGAACTGCTTCGCCATCGCAATCAGCCCCGACGTCGGGTCAGTGGTCAGTTTTCCGAAAGCCTCTGCAACCTTGTCCACCTCCACACCGGATGCAGAAGCAAAACGCGCGACACTCTGGTTGATGGCATCAAACTGTTCACCACCACGCACACCGGCATTCACCATGGCTGCCAGTGACTCACTCGCCTGGTTAAACGTCAGCCCTGCGGCCTGTCCGGCTCTGGAGAGCGTCAGCATGCGATCGGCAGTCAGTCCGGACTGATTACCGGAAAGAACCAGGGTTTTATTAAACGCTGAAAGCGTGGAATCTCCCTGGTACCAGGCGTACACCAGCGCACCTGTCGCCACCGCCAGCGAGGTGACCCCGACCATCGGCAGGGTGATCGCACCGGCAAGCCCCCTGAACATGGGGATCATCCCGCCGAAGGAGTCCTTCACCTGACCGCCCTGTTGCAGCAGGATGAGCCAGGGATTCTGACCACCGGCAAGCTGCGTGGCGATATCCGTAAACTGTGCGGGCAGGGTTCGCATGGCCGCTTTATACTGCCCGACGGAAATCCCTGCTTTTTGTGCAGCCAGCGCCTGGCGGCTCAGGCCCTGTTCAACAGCACTGGCGGTTTTTCTGGCGTCGGTATCCAGACCTGAAAAATGACGCCTTACCCGGCTCATCTGCTCATCGAAACGGACAGCATCCAGACTAAGGTCAATAACAAGATCACCAACCGGCTGGGACATATCTCACACCTCCCGGAATCCCCGCTGAAGCCATCATTAATGCGGCATCATCCACCATGACATCCGCCACATCCGCAGACGATAAAATATCGCGCCCTCCGTCCCCACCGAACCGGACGCCTCCGGCAAGTCCTGCCGCTTTCTGCATCAGCATTTTGTCCTCATCCGGCCTCTCCACCTGCTCTTCCTCATGCCGGGGGACAAGCAGACTGAAATCAGAGGGATGCATATCCGGATCGCAAAAAAACAGGCTGAGTACAGCGTACGTCAGCCCGGAAAAATGCATATCCAGCTGGGTATCCTGAAAATAATGCGTGCGGTAAAAACGGTGCCAGTCGGCATATTCGGTGGATGTCATCCCGGCAAGCATGGCGCGCCAGTCGGGTCTCCCCATCTCACGCGCCAGTCTGAGGGCAAAGTTCAGCTCGCCGTCGAAGACTTTCCCGCAGAAAAATCATCATCAGTCAGCGTGTTATTTTTCGCCACTTCAGTAATATCAGTATCCGGACGAACAGCTTCGATCATCCCGGACAGGCACAACACCACGTCTTCCGCCCGGGCAATGGCATCTGCAGGCCAGGTGGTGAGCACTTCCTGCTCTATCTTCATCACGGCCTCATTCATTGACGGTGACTGCGTTTTCTGTGGATGGTTATGCCACAGGGACATCGCCACCAGAAACGCGCCGGTTCTGACAAGATCTTCCACACTCACCTGCAGGTTGCCGCTGGCTTCAGCCTCTTCTGCCCGCCGTTTCAGGAGGGCAAGATGCTCAATACGCTGCAGCGCAGACAGCTCAGAAAGCGTGACGGATACACCGTTATATTCAAATTGTTCTGTTTTCAGGAACATCGCTTATCTCTCAGCTCTTTAGCCACCCGGCACATTATTAACGGTAATTTCAGCCACCGCAGCAAACTGACCATTACCGGAAATCACAGGGATGCTGACTTTTCCATCCTTAACCCCCGTCACAGTAATCGTCATATCTTTCACGCTAATGGTGGCTTTTGATGGATCGGCGGAAATCGCCCTGAATGTCTTATCCGTTGCATTTTCCGGTTCCACAGTAACGGTCAGGGTGGTTGTTTTCCCTTTTTCAACCGTACCTGTCGGCGTTACCTTAATCGCAGTGACCGGCGTAATTTTGCTGCGTTCTTCCGCTACAGAAGGTTTACCCACGTTAGTGACTTTCACCGTGCGGGTGATCACTTCTTTCGCCGTCACGGCCTTACCGATACTGCTGACCCAGCCACGAAACACATCCACCGTGCCATTCGGAAAACGGATTTTATAGGCCCGGACATCGCCGCTTTCAAACCAGCCTATAAGCCCTTTCTGGCCTTCCTCTCCCGGTTTCCAGGCCAGCGTAAAACTGGTATCACCTGCAGATTTCTGCCCCTGCCCGGTCGCGGTCCAGTCTGCGTCTTCATCATCCAGGTAGTTATCATCGTAGGGTTCAGCCGTCATCTCGCCCGGCGTCAGATCCTTCACCTTAGCCAGTCGCTGCCAGCCATCGTCTGACAACGGGTTTGCGTAAGCATCAGCCTTGCCGTTGTAAACCCACAGAGTGGTACCGGCACCTTTTACCGGCTCAAGGGGATTTGGTGTTGCCATATCGTCCTCACATCTCGTATGTAATGGAATAAGTCAGATCTGCAGAACTCCATAACGCCATATCGTCATCACGACGATACTCATAGCCCTGCGTAACCATCGTGGTAATCAGTCCTGCCAGTGCCGGGATCGCGGTCATCGCCGGGTAAATCCGGCTTTCCATCCACTGATCAAGCTCTGAATCCGGTACCTGTGCCGGTAAAAACACCTCAATATGCAGCGTGGCCCGCCAGGTATCTGCATCCAGCTCTTCACCGGTATACTCTGCATCCGTCAGATAAACCGCGATCGCAGGAAAATCCTCTTCGTCAAAAACAACGGGGCGACCATCAAACAGCGTCGCCCCGTGTTCATGCTGCTCGAGTGCATCCAGCACTGCGGCACGAATGTCAGTGTGTTTCATCGTTTTATCGCAATCCTCAGTTGTTGTTTCAGCGCGTATGCCAGTTCTTTAGGCAGGCGTTCACGCCGGATACGGTCAACATTCTCATCAAATGCCTGTTTCAGTGGGGCCGCCATCGGGATTTTCACCACATCAATAGGGTAACGGTTTTTCCCGGCCACACGCTGCATGACATGCCAGCGACCGTTTTTTAATCGCTGAATGAATGCCCGCTGATACCGATGCTGACCGGCTTTAAGTATGCTGTTCGGACGACGGCCCAGCATCCTGATCCCCAGCTTAATCACTGGAAGATCACCGCGGTTAACGATAATTTTTGCATTCGGATTTCTGACCGTGGCCCGTTTCAGTCTGGACCGTTCCTTAACCAGTTTCCGGCGTACCTTTGTCTCCCGGGCAACCTGTGATGAAGACTGATTAATCGCCGTTGTGGCCACGCGGTTAATCGTCATTGCTGAAGCCGCCGGAATGGCGTTTTTACGAACCCGGCTCAGATTATCAATCGCCTGATCAAGCCCTTTTATCGCCATAATTTCACCCTGCGTTTATCGTCGCCGGTTAACAGCGGGTGGTTGCCCACGGTTGAGCCAGAGATAACAGCTTCCCCCGTCATCCGGAGAAACACGATCCACCCAGAACATCTCGCCGTTAATGGTCAGCGTGTCACCACGCCGCACGGCACGCACCGTATCCGTCCGCACAAATAATGACGGGCTGCTTCCTTCAATACGGACCCCGCCACCGGCAAAACCCAGCGACTCCGGATCGTCAAAAACCCCCTGAACTTCGCCGCCACGTTGTGCTCCGGAGGTGAACTGCGCACGGATCCCCATCACTTCAACAATCGTACTGTCCACCCCGGCAAGGGCGGCATCAAAGGCATTCTGAAAATCACGCATAAACAGCCATTCCACCATCAACGTGTGTTTTTGCATCTGAGGACATAATCAGAATCACCCGACCAACATCCGCAAGCTCAACGGATTCCCCCGTTTCACCATCAACGCCACAGAGATGGAGGCAGGTCAGAACTCTGATGCGCGTTAACGCGCCGGATGTTTCCTCACGAACATCATGAGCCGCGGTTTCCCGCTCCCGGATATCCATATTCATAACCTGTACATCATCGCCGGATGACTGCATTTCCTCTTCCCATTCTGCCACCCGCTGCGCTATCTCTGCGGCACTCCCGGATATATCCGGCTCACGCCCCAGAATCAGGGCCAGTTCATCAAGCCGTTTCAGATTTTGCTCTTTCGTTGCCATATCAGCCCCCTGTGAAAAAAGACACGGGGGCATTTCGCCCCCGCTCACGGATTATTTCACCTGTACCACCACAAACTCATCCGGGTCCGGCAACACCATCAGCGGCGCGGACTGCGTCATGGTAAATTCACGGGCGGGATCCCCTACCGTCAGCCAGTGTTTCGGATAACGGGAAGAGGCCACCACACCTTCGGACAACGCCTGAGCATCCTGAATGGCACCGTAACAACGGATCCCATCTGCAGCAGTATTCCCCAGAACCAGCATGCCATCTGGAAGATAACGTTTTTCGATACCGTCTTCTGCTATATAAGACGTTTTCGCCACCACAATGGCCAGATCGCCGTAATACCCCTTGAAGGACACCACTGCGCCCAGATCTTTCACTGCCGTTTCGAGTTGAGAATTTGAACCGCGACGGGTATCCAGTTTTTCGCGGAACAGCTTAAAACCATTCAGAAGACGCCAGCCGGTACCGTCCATAATGGCAATATTCACAAGACCGCTGGCCTGGTCGCAGTAGAGGTCAATATCATGTGTAGGATCGAACGTGTCACGATCCTGTTTTGACCACTCCTTACCACTACCCTGAGTGATGTTATTCTTCGTCGACCTGCCAAAATCGACCTCAATTTTCTCGAACTGGTCTCCTTCCATGGTGTATTTGCCATACAACACAGCATTTACCGCCTGCATTTCTTCCACCTGGACAATGGCGTGCTCTTCCTGTTTGAGGTTATCGGTAATGATACGCAGACGGCGGTAAGCCGGATCATTCAGTTGAGATGGATCTTCACCAGGAAGGCGCTCAACCGCCTGCTGGTAATTAAATTCGTGTTTCGGCTTGACGTAGCCCGGACGCAACACGCGGGTTTCACCACCACGATGGCGCAGCACTTTTCCTTCAACGATCGGGGAGACATAGGCCGCCACCGGCGTTTTTCCGGTAATTTTGTCCAGCATCACCTCTTCGGTGTGGAAATTCACCGTACGGCGGAAAAACAGCTCCAGAAATAGCGCACGGAATTTAACTTTTTGTTCGGTATAACCGAGTAACTGGCGGGTCGTAAACAATCCCATAAATCAGTTCCTTTCATTCAGAAATCAGTC